TCCTGGCGACACAACCGATTACCTCATCCCTCAAGTCGTCGCGCCTGCTGGCACAGGTTGGACAGAGGGCAGTCTTGGCGATTATTTCGGTCTCCCTGTCGGGGTGCCTGGCCTTAAGTCCTCCGCCCTTTGGTTTCGGGCTTATAATCTCGTCTGGAATGAATGGTTTAGAGACCAGAACCTCCAGGATCGGCTCAACGTTCCCTTCGGAGATACCGACGACGCAGCAACCAATTATGCCCTTGTTAGGCGCGGAAAGCGCCACGATTACTTCACCTCCTGTCTACCTTGGCCCCAGAAGGGGGAAAGCGTCACTATCCCGCTAGGGGGCGCAGCCCCCGTTGTCTCTGTTGGGACAGGTATTCCCAAATTTACGACTCCGGGCTATGGGGCACCTGTAGATCTACGTTCTGAAAATGGCACCGGGCTTGTGAAGTGGGGCACCACGAATAGCAATGCTCCGGGGCCTGCTTCTTGGTCTGACCCTGAGCTCGAAGCTGATCTGAGTGAGGCGACTGCCTCGACGATTAACCAGCTTCGTCAGGCTTTCGCTATTCAGCGTCTTTATGAGCGCGATGCGCGCGGCGGCACTCGCTATACCGAGGTTATCCGTGCACATTTCGGTGTTATTTCGCCTGACGCTCGTTTGCAGCGTCCTGAGTATCTTGGTGGCGGTCAGTCTCCGGTCCTTATTTCTCAAGTTCCGCAAACAAATGCCTCTGCGGGCGCAACAACGCCCCAGGGCAATCTCGCCGCCTTCGGCACGGCGTCTATGAATGGTCATGGCTTCTCGAAGTCGTTTACTGAACACGGCGTGATCATCGGTCTTGTCTGTGTTCGAGCCGATCTGACGTATCAGCAAGGCGTCGATCGCATGTTCTCGCGTCGGACGCGCTTCGATTACTATTGGCCGGCTCTTTCCCACATTGGCGAGCAGGCTGTCCTCTCCAAAGAGATATGGGCGGATGGAACTGCCGGCGATGAAACTGTCTTCGGTTATCAGGAACGCTACGCGGAATACCGCTACAAACAGTCAAAGATTACCGGTCAGCTTAGATCGGATTATGCGCAATCTCTCGATATCTGGCACTTGTCTCAAGACTTTGCCGCGCGACCGTCTCTCAATGAAGTGTTTATCGAAGAGAACCCGCCGTTTGATCGTGTGATTGCGGTGCCTTCGGAGCCGCAATTCATCGCTGACTTCTACTTCCGGCTTAAGTGCGCAAGGCCTATGCCGGTCTATGGTGTCCCTGGGCTCATCGATCATTTCTAGGAGGTTACATGGAACCGCTTACAGGTGCGCTTATTTCGGGCGGTTCCTCTATCCTTGGTTCGCTGATCAATGGCGGTTGGGGGGCATCAAATGCCAACTCAGCCGCCAATCAGAACCAACAAAATGCCTGGCTTAACGCTCAGTGGAATCTCGCCACTCAGCAGCAGAATCAGGCTTGGATGGAGCGAATGTCCAGCACGGCCTACCAACGCTCTGCGGCTGATATGAAGGCCGCCGGGCTCAATCCTGCGCTGATGTATGGCTCCGGGGGTCCTTCCTCTACGCCTTCTTCACAAGCCCCTCAATTGAATCTACCCACGTCTAGGCCTCTGGCTCCTTCTGCTGATCCTATTACTCCCGCTGTGTCGTCTGCTTTGCAGGCGTTTACGGCAGTAGAGACCATGCGGAAAGTCCATGCCGAAACTGAAAATGTGAAGGAAACAAACAAACTTATCGCCGCTCAGACGGCGGATACTCTCTCCCACGTTCGGGTCAACGACGTTGCTCCGGTCGTGGCTCGTGCCCAGGCTGATAGTCTCACCAGCTCGGCCTGGCACTCTCGTCAGCGCGGCGAACAGGCCGCGCTAGAAAATGTCCATCTTGCGAAATATGGGACCAAGGAAATTGGTCCTCGAACCTTCGTCGGCGGTGCGGTCGCTGACTTGTTCAAAACTTATGAAATGCTCCAGGGTCAAATCTCTCCGTCTGCACCTGGTTTCTCGTCTCCGGCTCCTGCCGCTAAAGAGCTCAATCCCGAATATCGGAACGGCCGTATGGGCCGTTTAATCCCGTCTAATGAAAGGTAACGCCATGTCTTTCTATCTTCCCCATCCCCGCGTTCAAGTAGATACGGGCGAATTTACGTTCACAAAGCAGTCGTCGAAAGACGAGTGCGATATTAATAACATCCTTGCACAGTATAGGCGCACGGGCATGATTGCCCATATTAACGCTGCTGCTGCTCAATATTTAGATCTACCTTCTGACCTTGACTACCAGGCTTCTATCAACGTCGTAAAATCTGCGGAGGAGGCTTTTGCCTCCCTTCCTGCCAAAATCCGCGACGAGTTCCAGAACGATCCTTCGGTGTTCCTCGCCGGCCTGTATGATCCAGCGAAGCGACCGCGGCTTGAGGAGCTCGGGGTCCTTCGCAAAGCGACGGCTCTGGACGTCGCGATTGACAATACCCCCAAACCTCCGGTTTAATCTGACCGCCTCTAAAGGTATCTCCCCCCCGACTACCCCGGCCAGATCCCTTGGCCGGGGTTTTTTTATGAGCCTCTCGGCTCCACCCCCCGAATGCCCGACGATGTTCGGGCTTCAAGCATCCTGAAAATGAGCGCCCGACAGGCACGCTGTAGCGGCCACTGCGCGCGTTTAGGATGCCATCCGCTACCCTGGTAGCGGTCCCCTCTAACGGCCGCACACACGGCCCGTTTGCGGCCCGGCGTCGGGCCGCACGTTCGCAGGTCTGCCCCCTGACCTCTGCGCTATGGTTGGCTACACCTTTCTTGTTCTTATAGCCAACCATTGACACCATCCACTGGATGGGGTCTATTAGGGGTGTGTTCCACCCCTTCTCTCATCGGAGGCTTAACTATGAAACGTCACAGGATCTCCAATCGAAAATCCAAAAAAGACTTCACCCGGAAGGCTCGCAATGTGCATCCGATGAATTCCCTTAATCCTATGCGCGGTGGAATCCGCGCTTGACCTGCTACAGTCCACAAATCGGCTATCGCGGCGCAGGCGGGCAGTTTGTCCTCGCAAAAAAGGACAGCCCGTCTGGCGTCGAGATGAAGGTTGCCTGTGGACGTTGCCAAGGTTGCAGGATGGCCAAGAGCGCAAGCTGGGCCATCCGTATTGAACATGAGGCGTCTTTGCACGCCGATAACATGTTCTTAACTCTGACTTTTGATGATGAAAATTTGCCGGACGATTATTCGATATCGGTTCGGCATGTTCAGCTATTCATGAAGCGTTTACGCAAATCCATCGAACCGGCTCGTGTTCGATACTTCGCCGTTGGTGAATACGGCGAAAAATCTCTCCGTCCCCATTATCACTTGATTATCTTCGGCTATCGCTTTCCTGACGCCCTATTTACTCGCAATTCAGATGGCGGATATCCCTGTTACGAAAGCGAAACTCTCAAAGAATTATGGCCGTTCGGTTTACATGAAATTGGGACGGTTACTGCTCAATCGGGCGGATATGTAGCCCGTTACTCTATGAAAAAAGTCGGTGGCGCTATGTCGTTAAACCATTATCAGCGCCTTAATCCCTACACCGGCGAAATAGTTCGGGTGCAACCCGAGTTCGCCGTTATGTCCACCCATCCCGGCATCGGGAACGGGTGGTTTGAGCGCTTCGAGCGCGACTGTTTCCCTTCTGACTTCCTTATCTTGGACGGGCGGAAAGTCCCGGTCCCTGAGTATTACAAGCGCAAGCTGCGCGATCGTTTTACAGCGCCGCATTCTGATCCAAACGCGCTTGTTCCTAAGGATGACTTCTACCCTATTCAGCAAAAGCGTCGCGCCGGCGCGCGCGCTAATGCTGCTAACTCTACTCCCGAGCGTCTCGCGGTTCGGGAGGAAATCGCTTTGCGTCGTGCGGAGCGGTTAAAACGCGAGCTCTAAGAGGCAAAAACGATGTTCTTGAAAGCCTACACAATTCTTGACACGAAAACCGGAGCTTATTCACAGCCGTGGTTTTTCGCTTCTGACGGCGCGGCGGTCCGCGCCATTATCGATCTGGGAAACGATGTCTCTACGCTTGTCGGCAAACATCCTGCCGACTTTGTGTTCTATTCGATCGGTGGCTTTGATGACGCCACCGGTATGCTACAGCCGCTTGAGGTGTTCTCTTTCGGCTCTGTTCAGTCCCTTATCACCCGCCCTGCCGTCCAAATCGAAGGTTGATCGCTATGTCTAAAATGCCTTCCGTTATGTCTGCTGCTGCGCACTTCGCCCAGGTGCCCAGGGCGGATATTCCTCGGTCGAGCTTCGACCGCTCTCATGGCTACAAGACGTCACTAGACAGTGGCTTTCTTGTTCCCGTCTTTGTGGATGAGGTGCTCCCTGGTGACACCTTTAATCTTCGAATGACGGGGTTTGCGCGTTTGTCCACGCCTTTGAAGCCGATTATGGACAACGCCTATTTCAACACCTTCTTTTTCTTCGTTCCGAATCGTCTTTTGTGGGATCATTGGGAGGAGTTCAACGGTGAACAAAAGAATCCTGGCGACACAACCGATTACCTCATCCCTCAAGTCGTCGCGCCTGCTGGCACAGGTTGGACAGAGGGCAGTCTTGGCGATTATTTCGGTCTCCCTGTCGGGGTGCCTGGCCTTAAGTCC